CTGATATCACATTCAGTCAAATTGACGGCGCAGTTGGAAACTTAAACATATCAAATTCATCAGTTGCTGACGGACAAGTTCTAGCATATGATGGTACTAACTGGGTCAACAGAGGTGGAGACGCCGGCGGTCTAGTTGATTTAGGAGAGATTAGTAATGTTGCTATCGACGGTGGATCAATTGGATATACAATTGAAACTGATGGTCTAGGTAATCTATCTTGGACACCCAAAGGAACAATCACAGCATACATTGAAGATGTATCTCAAGCAAATCCAGGTGTTGTTACATCAACAGCAGAAAACTTTTTAACATCAGGACAAGAAGTTACAATTACTGGTGCAGTTGGCATGACCCAATTAAACGGTGGCACATATTATGCTAACGTTTTAACTGCAAATACATTCTCATTATATTCTGACACAGCATTAACAACTCCAGTAGACACTTCTGCATTTACTGACTATTCATTTACAAGTGCAACAGCCACAACTACAGCAACTAATCAAATCACTGTTGGTGATTCTTCAGTCTTTGCATTAAACATACCAGTAAGATTTACAGGTCTAATGTCAACTTCTGAGTTAAACATTGGTAACACATATTATATAAACAGTAAGCCAAGTGGTACAACTATTACTGTTTCTGATTCTGTATTTGCAAACGGAGTTGCTGGTAATATCAAAGCATTAAATACTGCAACTTTAACATCAGCAAATGTATATGGTGTAGGTGGTAGAGCAGTTGCATCAGTAGGTGGCGGATCAGGTGGATCAGCGGCTCAAGGTAGTAATACAAGTGTACAATATAATAACTCAGGTGTTATCGACGGTGACGGAGACTTTGTTTGGGACTTTAGTGCAGGCAAAACTCTTACAGTTAACGGTAACGCAAACGTAGGAAACTTAAATGGCACTGGATCAGTAACAGCATCCAGACTTATTTCAAACGTAGCAACAGGTACAACACCTATTGTTGTAGACTCTACAACACGTGTAGCAAACTTAAGTGTTGCATATGCAAATGTATCAGACTTTGGTGTTGTAGGTAATCTTACTACAGGAAACTATTTCCCTGCTTTAGTAGGAACATCAGGTACAGGTAACAAAGCATTAAACGTAAGTGGTTCATATACATTTGATACTGCTAATGCAAAATTTGTATCAGGTAATGTTGAAGCAACTTATGATGTAGCCGCATCAACATTTACAGGTACTTTAGCAACAGCCGCACAACCAAATGTAACAAGTCTTGGTACTCTAACAAGTTTAGAAGTAGCAGGATCGATTACACCAGATGCTAACGTTACCTATGACTTAGGTAATAACACAAACAGATTTAGAGATTTATATCTTTCAGGATCATCTATCGCATTAGGCTTCCAAGATATAACATCAAACGCAACTCACACAACATTTACTAATAAAGTAGCCGCAGATCAATTCATAGGTAACGTTGTTGGTATACTACAAGGCGATGCAGGCAATGTTTCTAATGTACAAGGAGCAAACGTTGCAGGTGAAGTTAACTTTGCCGCTACTGCTAATGCAGTCGCAGGCGCAAATGTATCAGGTACTGTAGCATTAGCATCAGTAGCAAGTACTGTATCAGGTGCCGCACAAGCCAACATTACATCAGTTGGTACACTCTCATCATTAACTGTCTCTGCAAATGTGGGAGCAGGTAATGTTAACGCAACTGGTGGAGTATTCACATACGTATCAGGTGATGGAGCAAACTTAACTGCTTTAACTGGTGCTAATGTAACAGGTGAAGTAACAAATGCCGCAACAGCAAACGCAGTTGCTGGTGCTAATGTAAGTGGCACTGTATCAAGTGCAACAAGTGCTACATCAGCAACGACTGCTGGTACAGTAACAACAGCCGCACAACCTAATATTACAAGCACGGGTACTTTGACATCATTAACAGTGTCTGGTCTTTTAGATGTTCTATCAGGATCTCTTAAAGCAGATGAGTTAACAACAGGTGCTGTAGGCACTCCAGGTTCTATTACAGGTAATTGGACATTAACAGCAGGTTCAAAACTTGAATCAACATATGCTGATTTGGCTGAGTACTACAACGGTGAAGAAGATTATGAATCAGGTACTGTCGTATGTTTCGGTGGAAGTAAAGAAATTCATGTATCAGATGTAAAATGTAGTAACCGAGTAGCAGGTGTTGTATCAACTAATCCAGCATACATTATGAATCAATCTCAAACAGGTATTCCAGTTGCAGTCGCATTACAAGGTCGAGTACCATGCAAAGTTACAGGCAAATGTGAAAAAGGTGACTTAATGGTACATGATGGACAAGGTGGAGCCACTGCTTGGTATAACGTTGCTACTATTATGAAGCCAGGCGTAGTAATAGGTAAGGCTATAGCAGAGAAAACAAACTCTGAATTATCTATTATTGAGATCGCAGTCGGTCGCCTATAATCCACAAAATTTTCAACTAATCATAAATACATATGATTGTTCTCGTTTAGAGATAATATCAATAAACAATCTCATGCGGTGTATATTCCCACCGAACGTGTGACCTAGAACGTCAACTTATATTAGGAGAAAATAAAATGGCGAATAAATTAAAAATAGCAAAGGTTTCAGCCTTAAAGGTACTATCCGATACGACTGCAACCACAAACGTAATCACAGTAGATTCTACAACTAACTTAACATCAGGCGACCGCTTTATGGTTGCTTCAACTGTAGGTGGGTTAACTGCTGGAACTACATATTTTGTAAACGAAGTACTTAACAGCACTACTTTTACAGCACTTAACTCTGATCCTTCAGTACAACCTCAAGTATCACCTACATTGACAACTACCTCAGGTGGTAGTGTTAAAGTAAGTTTTAACCAAGTTGGAGAAGGATATCCAGCAGACACACCACAAGACATGGGTGTAGTCGGTGGAGACACAGGACAACAAGGTAAACAGTTAACTGCATTTGGTGCAATTGCTGTAAATCAACCTGGCAAGTTCTGGTTTAGTTCAGCAAGTAATGATGTATTCGGTGATAAAGATGCAGACTTTACTACTAACATATCAGCAGGTGAGCAACTTTCATTCAAAGGTAATAATATACCTTTCACAGTAGGTGCTCTAGTTACTGGAGTTCAATATGTAATCAACAACACTGTTGGTACAACTGAAGCAGAATGGATCACAATGGGTGCAACAGGTGCTAACTTAGGTGAAGTATTCATAGCGGCATCCGCTGGCGCAGGTACTGGTACAGTATCATATGCATCAAACGGCGCTAACGTACCATTAGGTACAGTGAATGCATTAGCAGTAGTGTCAACACCAACAGCAAGTTCAGATGCAGGCACAGACTTAATCACAGTAACTGCAACATCGGCATTTGATTTAAATGCTCCGATTTGGTTCGGTGCAGACATCGGTGGATTGACAGCAGGTACTACTTACTTTGTTAAAACAATTGACAGTGGAACAACTTTCAGTGTTTCAGCAACATTAGGTGGAGCGGCATTAGCATTGACAACAACAACTGTTGTATCAACTGCAAACATCGAAAAATTAGACTTAAGTGCATCAGCAACATTCACATTAAATGAATATAGTGATATTCTTGGTTCTAATGACGAAGCAGTTTACATCAAACGTCAAAAAGGCAAAAGAAAGTACTTAGTAAGCAACGCAGATGGCAGTAGATCAGGTATTTGTACAATGGTCAAAAAAGCACAAGCAGATTTACTTGCAGGTGAAATGAGCATTCAAGGTACATATGACAATGCGGCGAATTCTTACATGGAATCAATATCTGATGTTAATGGTTTACCATTCACTGATAGTTCTGGTACAGACTTTACTAAAGTAACTCAGACTGGATCACAGTCTACGTTTGAAACAATCGCAGGTTCACCACTTGCTGGCTCAACAAAACCAGTAATTGAACTGCCTTCAGCATAATTGAGGCATAGCAGATAATGGCACAAAGTAACGCACAAAAGCAATTGCAACAGTACGATACTGACATTGCTGTACTTAAAGTCGAGTTTAAAAACCTTGATGAAAAGTTCGATACGGCTCTCCAAGATGTTAAAGCAGATATTAAAGTTAATTCTGATTTAATCAAAGAGGGCAATGCGTCAACTCACAAGATGTTGATTGATTTTCAAAAATCAAATCAAGCATCACACGATGAAATGGCTCTTAAAATTACAGCCTTGGAACGTTGGAGATGGATGCTTATCGGAGCAGGTATGGTAGCAGGAACTTTAGGTTATTCAGTCGTTGAGTTCTGGATGTCACATTAACAATATCATGTAAAACTTAGAAGGGGTGCTAGTCACCCTTTCTTTTTGGGTTAAATAAGAGATATGGAAGATACTGAATGGAAATTAAGATGCAATCTCGCCGCTTGCCATCACCTATTTCATCACTTCGGCTGGACAGATGTAATCTTTACTCATTTAAGTGTTCGACTGCCTCAAAATAAAAATCATTACTTGACTACTCCTTATGGCTTAATGTTTGATGAGGTAACTGCGTCTAATCTTGTTAAGGTTGATTTTGAAGGAAACATTTTGGCAGGAGAATCATATATGAATGCGGGACATGCAATTCATACAGCAATAATGAAAACTCGTCAAAATGTAAACTGTATTTTTCACTCACACACCCGTGCGGGAATTGCAGTGTCATGTATGCAAGAAGGACTAATGAACTTGTCACAACAATCAGGAGAAATACAAGACAAAATAAACTATTACGATTACCATTTACTCGAGGATCCGAATACAGCGGCATGCGCCAGATTAGGAAGAGATATTGGCAATAAACCTTTACTGATCATGCGAAATCATGGCTTACTATCGGCAGCCAATAATATTCCAGAGGCTCTTTATAACCTCTATGTCCTTGAGAACGCCTGCAAAATTCAAGTAGATGTTCTGCGTACTGGTGCAGAACTATCAGTTCCTCCTAAATCAGAATGGGATAAACTAGCAAAAATTAATGTCTCACCAACAGATGATATAGCAGAACATGTAAACTTATTTTGGACTGCATTACTGAGAATGCTAGATCGAAATGGTATTGATTATTGCTCCTGAGACCTCGTATATCGTCATATAAACAGACTTAATACAAAACATCTATGTGTATAGATATCACAATTACGTGTCTTAGAACGTCTCTGAGGGCTTTAGATTAACGATTTTTAAGAGTTGACAACTTTTCTACTACATTATCGATGTTGATAGTAGAATACAATCCAGGATGTAATGGCTTGGGATACTTGTCACTTCCAACCCAAGCATACCCAGAATGTTCATCATTTAAAATAGGGGGAAATTCTTCTTCTATTTCACAAAAGAATGTGTGATATGCAAATGTGTTATTAACAAATTTTTGTATGGGAACTAATTTAAAATCATCTTCCCAGTATGCAATTTCTTCTTGGCATTCTCTTTTTAATCCTGCTAATAAAGTTTCATTCTTTTCTATTTTGCCACCAGGAATAGACCAAGTAGGATTCTTAGATTCATTTCGTAATAGATATAATGATCGATCAGTTGATTTACTGTAGAAGAAAATACCAGCAGATTGATTAATAATGATTGCCATACAGTTATTTAGTAAGAGACAGGGTCGCCCTTAAATAACTATACTGTAATCACCTTCGTTATAATAACCTTCGTATGACTTCATCCATTGAGCGGGCAATCCAGGTTGAACAGAATCAGCAGGAGTTGCAGACCATCTGTATTGAATCTCTGTTGTTAGATTTGTTACATACTCAAGACCAGCAAGATTAGCACTTGCATCGAAAGATACAAACCATTGCATAAGAGTTGCATTGAATTGTAAAATATCATTTGTCCCTGATTCAACTACAGTATATGCAGTTCCAGTACCGTCTGGTTGTACATTATTCATTGTAAAGATTGTGCCTACGTTATTATCTGGAGCACCGTAATTTCTAAAGTCTGTTGTTCCTATCGTTGCAATTTGATACTTAACACCAGGCATCAAAGTAGTTGCAAGTTGCGATTCAGGCGCTGTTGATTTACCTGTCTGACTTCCTATGATTGTTCCCCAAGATGCTGTATCAGATGCAATGTCATTAACTAATAGGTATCTAACATTATTAATAGGTCCTGGTAAGCCTGCATTAGGTCCTGATATCTGAGGATTAATTACAGATGTAACAGGTTCTAATGTGTTCTGTGGTAATGTATCTTCATCAACATTAAAGATTAGATAACGATCATCAAGTGGATCAACTACAATAGTACCTACAATCTCTGTGTCCATATATGGATTATCTAATGTAATCTGTGAAATACCTGCACGATATGCACCGTACATATTAAGAATAGATGGCCAATACAAATCAGTATCTGGATTAACAGGTTTTTCTAACGCAAAGTTAGATGGTTGATCTGGTTGATCTTGTGGTAACAATTGTAATGAGTTACCAATAAACAATACTTGATATCCATATGGAGAAATTTTTTGTCTTGTACCTAATAGTAAATCATCATCTTGCATATCATCAATAGTTTTACCGTCAAAGATAGAAGTAATGATCTTATTAATAACACCATACTTTTTAAGTTTAGAAGATGTTGTCAACCACATGGGTAAGTAGAACTTCCATGACATGACATCGATTGGATTACCTGTTCCTTGTGGTATAGTACGAGATGAGAACGTAAGTCCATCCTGATATACAATTGTTAATGATGTCCAGTCTACGAAATTGTCTGTACTCTGAATCTCTAATGATGGATTGAATAATGTACCTAGTTGTTCGATCAATTCTAGTTTTTGTTGATAGTTAGTTGTCCAAAAGTCTACTTGTAGTCTAAGTGTATACGGTACTGGCATTAATTTTTCGACAGTAAATGCTTGGCCTTGTGTTTCACCATATGATGCTGTAGCAGGATCATATTCTCTTTGACGTACATTTTGTTTTTCTACAAAGTAAGGCTCTTGTGTTCGTCTTTGATCATACTCTAGTCCGTTAATAAAATAAGTTATTAAAGGTGCAGAGGGCAAATTGGATGCCGAATTGTTCGCAATAATAGTTGAGGCTTGTCTACTTGCATCTCCATATTGAATTGGTACTCTTACAAGAATAGGATTACCGTTAGGATCTTTTCCTGCAGTTACATACCAGTTACTAAAAATTTTAGCAAACTGTAATAAAAATCTTCTTATCTGATTGTCGTAAAAATATTGTGCCATTATGTGCCATCACTCGGTGGGTTGTCGTCTGGTGCTATATCTAATATCGAACTCAATCCTTGAGCAGATGAAACATTTCCACCAGTTTGTTGAACGAAAATATTTGCATCGTTATTTATAAATCCTGAAAGTTGTGAAGTATCTTCTGAAGTATATCCAGTTGTTGTTCTTACATCTTCACTCACTCTCAACCAAAGAGTACCTGACCAACGATATAAAACATTAGGTGTATAATCTATACGCAAGAAATAGTCTCCAACTTGCGGAGATGCAGGGAATGATATGCCTGCTCCTGCGGGTAAACCGTTTGGTGGAGTACCCTCACCACTTAAGTAACCTGATGTATAACCAAAGTCACGTGGAGTCGATCTTGCTATGTATTGAAAACGAGGATCACAGTCAGCACGATAGTCCATTGTATTCGGACCATAAGGTTCCGTACCAGTAAAGCCTGCCGCTGTCGGATCTTGGTCTGCTGTTGCGTAAGTATTATCAGCAGTACCATATGGACCTACTACAGGTCCTGAAATATTAACTGTAAGAAGTTTTGTTCCTTCTAATTGTCCTGAACCTGTTGATGACATCTCAGGTGCTTCAACAGCAATTGATAAGTTTGCTTGTACAAACTTTTCTATCATTGCTTCTAAGTCAATGTCTTGTTCTTTGTGTTTAGCCTGCATTACATCAATAACTTCTTTAGGTATTCTGATGCCTGATGAGTCATACTTGTACTTTTCACTTTTCATTGTGATGACTTCACCTGTTGAACTCAGAGGATTGTTTCCAGGCATCCATGAACGAATATCTACTGGTGGAGCGGGTTGATTTTCTTTATTTGATGGGACGCCATTTGCTTCAAAGATACCGTATCCGGGTACAACATATAAATCTGATGTATCGTAACCTGCTTTAGGTACAATACGTGCCGCTTCTTTTAAGTTAGCATCATTGATTCTAAGATTTTCATTGTAACGACCCAAGACATCTTTAAGTGTTTTACCTGTGTCTAGTACCCAGAAAGGATCTGGATCAGTTGCACCAGGCTTAGTTCCAGCTGGGACTTCTTGTAATGCAAGATAGTTTTTATCGCCGAATGTCATTACATACCCTGCAGGGTAAGTTTTGTTTTTATCCCAGTCGCCTAAGTAATTGTCTTTGTCAACTGGATCACGTAAAACATCTGCAAACTCTTGGCTATCTACTAATTTCTCACATTTGATACGCCATAGATGAGGATACCAATCGATTGCAAAACCTTCACTTCCATAGTTAGCATCTGTGACTTGATAAAATCTTTTAAGTGCTGTTGGAAACTCTGTTGGATTATCATCTAATGGATTGTAGTCTAATAAGTGAGGCAATTCAATAACATCACCGACCATCATCTTTCTACCTAGTATATCAATCATGTCATTGTAGTGGACATTAATAAAAATAGTGTCATTACTTAAGAATAAGCCGAACTGACTAAGATCAAAGTCTAAGTTTTGTACGTTATAATGACCACGTAATCGATAGATATCTTTTTCATACTTTCGATCTCTATTCTCTAAGAACAGCAAGTCCTGTATGTTTGTAGGATCCATTGCACTGTATTCAGGCTGTGTAAAATCATTCGACGGACCTTGATCCATCGGTCCAGCATACTTGTGAATGTATAAATCAGTACCGCCCACAGTCAATTGTTCAGAAATAATTCTGTCTAAAAAACGATAGTCGTTTTGCTTCTGTTCCCGGTATAAACTTAATCTTGGCATATATATATTTATCTCAATAGAATCTCCGAGAGAATTTGGGTAAATAGAAGGTTGAAGTTAAAAATTATTTAATGTATAATGCAAACACTAAGTATGAACATTAAAAGTTATAAGGGGTCAAATGGCTAGACGGAAAGTAAAAACAGTTTATCTAACGCCTGAACCTAAATGGGATCAGTACAAAGATATCACTGATGGGCCAGCCCAGGAAAAGGCATTCCAAGATTGTCAGTATTTTATTCGTACTGAGATTGGAGACAAAAAAAGATTGGTGCGTTGTAAGACGTGGATCAAAAAAGAGTCAGGTTATACTGATGAAGAAATAGAAATTATTCTAAGAAACCCTGATTGGAACTTTAATGGAACTTCAAGTTCAATTTGGTTCTTGGATAAAGTAGGGTATATGCCTCAACCACATATCGATCATATTGCAAAATTAAAAATCGAATGGTTAGAAAAAGGCAAGAAGATTGCTCAAGTCAAAGAAGAAAAAGCAAAAGACAAACCTAATCGTCCTTCTATACAAGAAATCATGTTAGGTAAATTAATGGAAGCAGGTGGAGAGATCGATGGTATTATGGATCAGTTTTTTGAAGATGAAATAAAAATTGATTCTAAATTTAATGATAAGGTGATGCGTGTCCTTAATACATACAATCCTTTAGCAAATCATATCCCTCAATTAATAGAATGTTATGAAAGAGAACAAAAAGAATTTAAAGAAGTGATTGAAGGCAAGGATGAGCAGTTAGTCGAAGCATATGATCATTATAGTAAAAAGAAACTTAAACAGACTGTGGCTGCCTATGATACTCTTATTGGTATTTTAAATAGTTATGCTACACTTAAGATTAAGTCTAGGGCTAAACGTAAGACTAAGCCTATCACTCCTGAAAAGGCAACACAGAAGTTGAAGTATCAAAAACGTTTTGAATGTGAAACAACAAAACTTAAACTAGAAAGCATTAGACCAGCAGAATTACATATGTCTAAAGAAGCATGGTGTTATGATACTGCTAAAAGAAAACTTCATCACTATGTCGCAGAAGAAATGGCAGGAGAAATGTTCGTTAAGGGTAACACTTTGTATGGATTTGACAAGTCTAAGAGTGCAATTAAGACATTACGTAAACCCAAAGAACAAATTAAAGAAATCATGGGTAGCAAACCCGCGGCACGTAAATTCTTTGATGATATCAAAGCAGTAGGTGTCCAACCAAAAGGTCGTTTCAACGATCAAATTATTATTTTAAAGGCATTTTAAAAATATGGCAAATTATATGTTGATTGCTGGGTGTAGTCACGCGGCAGGTGCAGAGATCGATGGCAAAATGTCGAGTGTAGACAATCGTCAAGCAAGTTTTGGAAATCAATTAGCAAAGATGATGGATCATCAACCCATCAACATTGCAAGAAATGGTTCATCTAATAGTGCAATACATCGTAGTATATTAAATTGGTTTACACTTAACCAAGATTTAGTACAAAATAAAAATAACAATCTTTTTGTTTTAGTTAACTGGGCAGAAAGTTGTCGAATGGAAGCACCTGTTCCTCATTCTGTTGGCATTGACCAAGATACATGTGCTGATTGGGCAGACCCATCGTTCTTAGATTCAGTACAAGTTAATGTAATGACTAATCCTCATCAAGTTGCACCACAAGAAAAAGAACAGTTTCTTACAACACAACGATTTTTAGTTTATTCTGAAATTTACACAGAAATGTTAACTGCCAAAGATGCACTATCGTTGCAATACTTTTTTAAAGCAGAGGGTATTAGATATCTGATGACTAACTCTGGTATTGCATTTAACAACAAAAACATGAAACATTTAAAACCTTATTTGACAAAGATAGATGCAAAACGATATTATATGTATAGAAACAATGACTATGGATTCTATGAAAAATATGTAACCCAAGGTTGTCTTAATCCACTAGCAAAGTATGGACATCATGGAGCAGACGCACATTTGTCCAGAGCCAATGATTTACACAATTATATTAAACAGAAAAACATTTAGTCTGATAAATACTAGAAATAGGAATATATTAGTATGGCATCAGAACAATTATCAGTCCCAAATGGCGAAAACCTTGAACAACTCAAAGAGTCTATGTTTGAGAACATCCGCTATAGGCTGGGCGACGGCATCGTAGACTTAGAATTAGATCCAGAGCATTACGAAGCCGCATACAACTATACAGTTAAAACATATAGACAACGTGCAGAAAATTCTGTACAAGAGTCTTATACATTGTTAACAGTCGATAAGAACCAAGATACATATACACTACCTAGTGAATTTATTAATGTCAGACAATGTTATAGAAGAACAATCGGACTTGAAACAGGTCCTGGTGCATCATCATTTGATCCATTCTCATCTGCTATTCTAAACACTTACTTGTTAAACTATAACTATGCAGGTGGACTAGCAACGTATGACTTCTATGCAGGGTACGTAGAACTAGCCGCTAGAATGTTTGGTGGATTTGTTATCTATACATGGGATCCTGTAACTAAAACAATTAGATTTGTAAGAGACTTTAAAGGCTCTGGTGAACAAATTCTTATCTGGGCTGATATTACTCGTCCAGAAACTTCACTCTTGTTAGACCCAGGTATTGCACCTTGGATAGAAGACTTTGTATTAGCAACTGTTACAATCTCTATCGGACAAGCACGTGAAAAATTCTCAACTATTGCAGGCCCTTCTGGTGGTACTGCATTAAATGGTGCGGCAATGAAGGCAGAAGGTATAGCAGGACAAGAAAAATGTCTTAAAGACCTCAGAGACTACGTAGATTACTCACAACCTCTTACTTGGATACAGGGCTAATCATATTGCATGAATGGTTTCGTTCATAGCAATCAGTTTACTGAAACTATTTGGTGTATTAATGTAGAGTGTTCTGCTAATCCAAACAACATACCACCATATCAAGGACATATAAATTCATTAGAGTCCTATGACACACAAAACATTGAGCATTTAATTATTGGTTTTATGCTTTATGAACCTCAAATTGCACATGATTTTACTGAGTGGACAAAACAGACTTTAGAGTATTTGCATGAAACTCAGTTGTTTCCAAATCTAAAGAATGTATATTTGCTACATGAATACACTAAAGTTTCTGTTTCAGAACTACCTAATCATTATATGGTCTTTGGACATAATACTAGATATTTTTTACTACGATCAGAAGGGACCAAAAAAAGAAGTGTTGGACTAAACAGATTTAAGTCTTGGCGAGGGAATGCAGTTGATCCTAAAGCATTATGGTTAATAGGAGATGTTTCTAATAGACCGCATAAGTTTCCACTACTATATAAATTTGCTGACTCTAAAAATTTAGATCAATTAGATTATAGTTTAACATCTAAATTAAATTATTCAGCACAAGGATCTGATTTTAATAAAGAAGACCCACAGACTTATGAACATGTAGTAGACATAATGAACGAAGTGTTTAATCTTAACTTAGACTTTAATAGTTTAACAACTTTATATAACAAATTTCAAAGAACACTTCCTGGTGATACGTTCGGAGAAATGGTAGATAATCAGGTGCATTCTTTTGACATTGCTAATTATTGTTTTCCTACTGAGTGGAATGATGCTTCTTTAATTATTATGCCAGAAACATGGTTCGATAATCCAGGAGGAGAAATGAGACCTTTTTGGGAACACAATAGTTATCCGACGACAGAAAAAACTTGGAAGCCTATTATTACTAAAAAACCTTTTATGGGAATTAGTAGATTCGACTTACAAGAAAAAACATTAGAAGGGTTAGGATATAAAACTTTTAGAAAATATACATCTGAACCAGACTTAATTAATGAAGATGTTAGTATAAGTGAATATATTTCTATAGCACACAAAAGAATAACTTCCTTTTTACATCAAATGGAAGATTATCAGGATGGCATAAGACAAGATATTGAATATAATTATAAACATCATCAAACTGTGCTAAAAGAAGAATGGGATTTATTGTATCGATCTTGTCCTCCGTTGAAGCATGTTGATAAACATAAAGTCTTACGACTTTTTACAGTACCAACGCATAATTACATACACACTCTCCCAGACGAATTCTTTAATGGGCGAATAGATTACAAAAACACTTGACTTTCCCTCCCGCGTAGTTT